ACTTCTTTCATTCGTGGTATGAGTTTTGACGATTCGATTATTATTGTTGACGAATGCCAGAACATGAACTGGGAAGAATTGTCGACTATCATGACTCGCGTTGGTTATCGTTCTAAGATTATCTTCTGTGGTGATTATAGACAGACTGATTTGTATCGCAAGCAAGGCGACAAGTCTGGGCTTTGGAAGTTCCATCAAATTGCCAAGACTATGCCATCGTTCACCAGCGTAGAGTTTACAACTGACGATATCGTGCGCTCAAGTCTTGTGAAGGACTTCCTAATTGCCGTTGACAAATTTGAGCAAGAAAATACTTGACTTTTACTTGCCTTTGGTATATAATAACTATGTCTGGTTTGATTGAGTATCTCTGTTATGTTTAATCGTATACATCATGACTTTCCCAAACTCTTGCAAGAGAACGTCGACGGCACTCGCTGTTACGTGACGCCGACTGGCGAGAGGTATCCTTCTGTGACCACGGTTCTTTCTGATTATGGGAAAGAAGCAATTCTAGAATGGCGCAAGAGAGTTGGCGAGGAAAAAGCCAACGAAGTCTCTCGCAAAGCCACTACTCGCGGAACCAGTGTCCACAAAGCATTGGAAATGTATCTCAGCAATGAGGATGTTTCTTCTCTCGAGATGCTACCGAACGTCAAGTCTCTTTTCGTTCGAATGAAGCAAGAAATAGATGCCAAGGTGAATAACATTCATTGCCTTGAAGATCGTTTATTCTCTCATGAACTTAAACTTGCTGGAACGGTAGACTGTATTGCGGAACATAACGGCATTCTCTCTGTGATAGACTTCAAGACTTCTGTTCGTCTCAAGAAGAAAGAGAACATTGGCAATTACTTTATGCAAGCCGCTGCCTATCGCCAGATGTTCTACGAGATGACTGGTCTAGATGCCAAGCAAGTCATTATTCTAATTGGCGTTGATACTGCTAACTTCTGCCAAACTCTTGTCGTAAAAGAGGATGAGTTGGAACTGCACAAGCAAGAATTGTTTAAATATATCGAAGCCTACAGAACCAAGAATAACTTGCCTTTGCTTTGATTCTGTAGTATAATAGATCTATAGGTTACGTTGGAGAAGCAAATGAAATGCGTAAGTTTAGTTGCTATGAGTGCAGTCCTCCTGCTTGGCTCGCAAAGTGCCGTCGCTCAGACGGAGGACGATATCGACGTGTTGTTGGGTGCCGCTGCTGGAGCCGCAATTGGTTCAACAATCGGCGACGGTGATGGTCGCAAGGTTGCCACTGTTCTTGGTGGATTGATTGGCGCAAACATGGCGCGAAATCGTCATGAGGAACGACATGGCTATCGTTATGTTGGTCAGCGTTTCGAATCAATTTGTAAAGATCGAGTCCCTGCGCAATATCGCAATAATATCGGCGTTGCGCGTTCTTGGGTGCAAGGTTGTGTTGCTCGCCTTGAGCAACGTCAGACTGAACTTGAACAACAGGCTTTTGAGGAGGCATTAAATGGACCTTCCAATTAATGAATATGAGTTGAGTGTGATCATTGAATGTCTACAGCGCGATGGTCGCTGGGAATTGCGCGACCGTCTGTTACTTGTTTCAGAATTGATGAAAGAAGGCAAACCATACAAGAAGATTCTCCGCGAAGAATATAATCTCGTCGCCTGATAGTCTAAGACTATTAGTCTAAGACTATTATAACCATTGAATCAATTTATCAGTAGAATGACGTAAAATTTAGTTTTTACGTTCTATATAATCACGAACATTTCTTTTATAACAGGAGTTTGGAAATGAGAATGAAGACAGTTGGCGATAAGTTAAAGAATTTTGCAATCACTGGCGTAAAGCCTGGTGCTCTTACACCTGATAACGCATTTGAAACAATTACGAATGAATCTTTCGCAGGTAAGTGGAAGGTCATCGTATTCTATCCAAAGGACTTCACATTCGTCTGCCCAACGGAAATCGTTGCTTATGACAAGTTGAACAAGGACTTTGCTGATCGCGATGCAGTTCTTTTGATTGGTTCAACAGACAACGAGTTCTGTAAGTTGGCGTGGAAGAATGCCCATGAAGGTCTCAAGGCAACAACTTCTTGGTTCTTTGCTGACACTGCTCGTGATCTTGAAGATGTCTGGGATGAAGATACAAACAGCCTCGTTCAGCAACTCGGCGTATTCTACAAGCCAGCAGGTGCAGCACTACGCGCAACATTTATTGTTGACCCAGAAAATGTCATTCAGCACGTTACAGTAAACAATCTTAACGTCGGTCGCAATGCTGATGAAACACTTCGTGTCCTCGATGCACTTCAGACAGGTGAACTTTGCCAATGCAATCGTAAGGTTGGTGAAGAAACATTAGTCATTGGCTAATATGAAGAAGAAAAAGGTTCACGTTTGCCTCGGGTGTGGTTACCAATACGACGAAAAGAAGTATGGTAAGTTTGAAGATCTAGATGAGGATTTTCTCTGCCCCGATTGCAAATGTGAAAAAGATATGTTTGAAGAAAGGGAAATTGAATAAAAGTCTAAATAATAGACCAATTTAATGGTTGTAAACTGACAATTAAAGGTGTTCTGGACTCGGGTTCGACCCCCGACATCTCCACCAAATGCCCATCACCTCTGCAGCAATGTACGTGGTGGCTATCTTATGGGGATGAATTTGGCTTCGACAGGGCAAGTAATAACCTGACAGCAACCAGTGAGGCGACTGACTTAATCAGCGCAAAAAACGTAAATGCAAACGATGATTCATTTACACCTATGGCTCTCGCTGCCTAATAAGCACATTGAGCACAAAGAGTTGACCGCTCGGTAACAGAAAGGTCTGGGGTGGTGGTGCGAACCACCACCCTTTTCTTTCACTGCAATAATGGAGACAACTAACATGAATGCAGTAGATATACTTTGTAATGTGGAAAAATATTTTGATCGCAATCACAATTTGTTCTGTAAATTTGGTGGACTATTTGCGCTAACATTTCTTATGATTTTTGTACCATACAGTATGGTAGATCATATGAATAGCAAATTAGAAGCCCAGCAAATTGCAAATGAACTTCTAGTATCAGAACTCGAAACTCTTAATCATAAGGTCGAGTTTTTAAATCTTTCTTACGAGAAAAAGCAAGCAGTGATGCGAGAGGTTGAATGCCTCGCTCGCAACATTTATTTCGAAGCAGGTGGTGAGCCTCGTGCTGGCAAGATTGCTGTTGCCGAAGTCACCATGAATCGAGTCAAGAGTCGCCAGTTCCCACGGACAGTCTGTGGTGTTGTTCACCAAAGGAACAGACACACCTGCCAATTCTCTTGGGTGTGTGAAGGCAAGAAGTCTATTCGGCATCAAGGCGCATGGCGCGAGTCCGTCAAGATTGCTGAAAACATATTGATTTCTAAACACGAATATGGTATAATTGGATCTGCAAAGTATTTCCATGCAACTTATGTTGATCCAGAGTGGGCTGAAAGAAAAAGAGTTATCAAGAAAATTGGTCAGCATATATTTTATCATTGAGGCATTATGCGAATTATTGAAGATGTGAAGTTAGACTTTAAAGATGTTCTGATTACACCCAAACGATCTGCTCTGTCTTCTCGAAGCCAAGTAAATCTTGAGAGAACTTTCACTTTCCGTAGTGGAAATTCTTGGAAGGGTGTTCCAATTATTGCTGCGAATATGGATGGTGTTGGAACATTCACAATGGATCTTGAGTTGAACAAACACAAGATGATGGTTGCGGTGACCAAGCATTACTCTCAAGAAGATCTTATTGATCACTTTATACAAAAATTTAACAGCAGCGTCTACTCGATGGGCATCTCAGATGCAGACTTATACAAATTCAATAAAGTTGTTGAATCAAATATTGTTAAGAATTGGAATATCAAAGTTTGTATTGATGTTGCGAATGGATACACGCAAAGTTTCGTGGACTTTATCAAACAGTTCCGCGAAGATCATCCAAATGTTTTATTGATGGCAGGTAATGTTGTCACACCAGAGATGACTGAGGAATTGATTCTCGCAGGTGTTGACATCGTGAAAGTTGGTATTGGTCCTGGATCTGTCTGTACAACACGGAAGATGACAGGCATCGGCTACCCGCAGTTGAGTGCAATTATTGAATGTGCTGATGCAGCACATGGTCTTCAGGGTCATATTATAGCGGACGGAGGGTGTTCCGTTCCTGGAGACATTGTGAAAGCATTTGCTGCGGGAGCCGATTTTGTGATGCTTGGTGGAATGCTGGCTGGTCATAAAGAAGGCGGTGCTTCTGCTATTGGCGGAAATCAATTCTATGGTATGAGTTCAGAAACAGCCATGGACTTACATAATGGTGGTGTGGCTAACTATCGAGCCAGTGAAGGCAAGACAGTTGAGATTCCATATCGTGGTGAGGTGAGTAGAACACTGCAGGATATTCTTGGTGGTCTGCGTTCGGCATGTACTTATGTTGGAGCAAGTGAGTTGAAGGAATTGAGTAAGCGTGCAACATTTGTTCGCGTCACTCAGCAACTGAATAATTCCTTGAGTGCATATGAGATCTAATATGGCAAGTCGCGAAGAAAAGAATAACTTCTCTATAATGATTATGGAGATGGCTTTGAAAGAAAAGATTGATCATATGGATGCAGTCGCAACATATTGTGAAAGAAACAATCTTGAGATTGAAATCGCTGCAACACTTATCAATGAATCTCTCAAGAGCATCATTGAAGGCGAAGCAATGGAGTTAAGGTTTTTGCCACGAGGTAGTAGACTTCCGTTATGAACGGATACGATCTATATTGCACCTATCAAGCCATCAAACTGCATTTTAGTTCTGAGCAATATAACTTCTTTCACTATGATGGTAAAACAAGAGTATCAATAGATGCATTTCAAAAGCGTCGTGACAAATTTCTATTCCATCGTCTCGCGCGCAAGTATCGGGACGATGAGATGGTTCCATTTCTGGTTGCTAATTTTGTACACAGTGACGATAATTGGACCAAAAGTCTTCTTGAAGAGGAGGCTGAGCAAACTTATCGAGAATGGAAACGAACCACGGATTCGATGAGCAAGATCTATGCAGAAGATCTGCAAAAGATTGCTACAAAAGAAACATTTAATGAATTATTTAAAGTCGATGATGGGCAATTTCCAAAATTGTTAGTGTTGTTCATGCAAAACGAAGTGACGATTGAGACGATGGTTATTCTCAATAACATCTTCGACTTTATTCGAATTTGGGACAAGAAGATTTCAGATGATATCATCTATCCCAAAGTGTCAAGAAAGATTCGCAAATATGGTTCTTTCTTGAATGTGAATGTCGACAAGTACAAGATCTTGACAAAAGAAACTTTACTTGCTGACTGAAATACTATATAATGGTATTGTGATGATGAAAAAGTGGACAAGTCGATATACATTAATACAACGCTATACGGAGAATATAAATGAGTCTATCAAGTCTTAAGAAGGGTTCGTCCCTTGACAAATTGAAGAAGGCAGTTGAAGCATCTTCAGCAGGTAACACTGGCGGCAAAAATGTTGATGATCGTTTTTGGCAACCAGAGGTCGATGCCGCTGGCAACGGATACGCAGTTGTCCGATTCCTCGATACTCCAGCAGTCGACGGTGAAGATGGTCTTCCTTGGGTTCAAATCTGGTCGCACGGATTCCAAGGTCCAGGTGGTTGGTACATTGAGAATTCTCTCACAACTCTTGGCAAAACTGACCCTGTTTCTGAGCACAACACTGTTCTGTGGAACTCAGGTATCGAAGCAAATAAGGAAATTGCTCGTAAGCAGAAGCGCAAGTTGACCTACATTGCAAACATTCTTGTGATCTCTGACGCAAAGCGTCCGCAAAATGAAGGTAAGGTGTTCTTGTTCAAGTTCGGAAAGAAGATTTTCGACAAGATCAAGGAGCAACTCGAGCCGCAGTTTGCTGATGAGACTCCAATGAATCCGTTTGACTTCTGGAAGGGTGCAAACTTCAAGATCAAGATTCGTAATGTCGAAGGCTATCGCAACTATGACAAGTCGGAGTTTGAATCTCCTGCTGCATTGTTCAATGGCGACGACGCGCAGATCGAAAAGGTCTGGAAGTCGGCACATTCACTCAAGGATTTCTTGAAGCCTGATAACTTCAAGTCCTATGATGAACTCAAGGCGAAGTTGGATAAGGTTCTTGGTGCTGGTGGTGCTGCTGGCGCAACCGCAAAGCGTGTTGATGATGAGGAAGCATCGGCTCCTGTCATTCGCTCTGCTCCTGCCAAGAAAGTTACTGCAGAAAATGTCACCGTCGATGATGACGATATGGCATTCTTCGAGAAACTTGCTGCTGAGTAATAAACTTCTTCAATAAGCACGGAGTGCGTTTAAGTTGAAGTTTGGGGGGACTGGAAACAGTCCCCCTTTTTTTCAGGCAAACCCAACTGAAGTAAATGCTGTTGGGTGAGCGAAATCTTTTGATATTGCGCGATTAAATGTATCGTCAGCAAAACGAACATCAGCCTTTACAGAGTTATCTGATTTTTGTGGTGGTGCTGCTTGTTTGTCGCCACCACCACCACCGCCTGGAACTGGTACTGGCACAACACTTGGACCAGTTGATGCCATCGAATTATCTGCACTTTGTTGTGATAGTTGATCACCAGAAACTGCCTTACTCACTGCAGTCACTGCTTGTTTAGATTGATATGATTGACCATCAAGTGGAACAATGGCTTCAGTGCCGTGTAGAGTTGCGGGATATCCAGATTGCGGACCAGAAGCAACACCACCTGCTGCAGCATACAT